GGAGACTGGATGACCACAAAATGAAAATTCTCGTAGTGGGTGATAGTTTTATGAAGCCAGATCCTGAGTACCCTGGCCAACATTTTTCAGAGATGTTGGGATCAGTGGAAACTATCGTGTTTAGCACCAATGGATCATCTATGGGAATGATCTTAGATCAGGTCATCCAAGGACTCGATCACAAGCCAGATGGTGTCATAATAGGATTTACCGCAGCAGATCGAGTTGAATATCTCCGACATGACTGGCATGGAGGTTCATGGCTTCCAGGCCACTTACCTGGTAAGTGGATTTCTTCTGGTGCGATTGGAGATATGACAGCGGAGCAGAAAGAGTTTGATCTATTCTGGCGTACACAAAACGATTGTTATATGAGCGATATCAAGGGCCACGCTATGGCATCGGGTATTATGACCATGCTGGATCACTTATCAACACCATTCGCCTGGACTCCAAATCTCTTGTTCAGTGATAGTTTGAGTCCCCATTATTGGATATTGGAATCTATGCTGGCACCTTTTGTGCATCGTCGCACGGCCACAAACTTCACACAATATGGCAAGTTCGTGGACAAACCCGGATTCCATATAGATGATCCGGAATGGCAGCAGAGATTTGCCGAGGAATGTCTGGAGATATTGGCATTGCAAGGTTGACTTATAATAAAAAAAGCGTACACTTACACATGCGAATACTCACCTTAGACAATATATCCTACGATCTTGATACCTTGCCCGAAGAAGTGGATGACATGCGATTTGCCATCCTGGACAACTCGGATCCGGCCAATCCCGACTATCATTACATACCCTTGATATTCCTGGAAAGTTTTTCGGCACCGGCCTTGGTATTGCGGATCGGCGAAGATACCATACGCATGCCTGTGGATTGGCAGATCTTGATCGGAGAACCCGATCTGGGTGATCTAGAAATGCTGCCCTTGACATCCATCAACGATCGCGGATTCAAAGCATTCCAGTTTAATCCGCTGACATCATTCCGCCCCAGTTTTCCCGACATCGAAATCATAGACGTGTATCACGAAGTGGCCTGGTATGCCCCCAAACTCAAGAATGGCCAGATGCTGGCTGTGCCCGTGGGCACAGGTCCCGATCCCGACTGTGTGTATTTCGTCAAGGACGTGAGCCGTAACTGCGAGATAGTAGACTACAATAAGGCCTGGTAACATGGAACAATACGAAAAAAGTGCACCACCCATGGCGGTATCGGAAACAGGATCCACCGTGGATCCAGCAGACATCCGTCGCTTGGAAAAAATAGTTGCGGATCAAGCCCAGCAGATACAGCAACTTGACAAAGAAATACGCAGGCTCAAAAGCAAGTTGGACACACATGCCGCAGTGATAAACAGCAATCGTGGATAAACTCTCTATACAGAATGAAATGCGATGCTTTGATGAAAAGGATCGCGATTTCTACGACAGTCTCACCGACGAGGAACGCAAGAAGTTCTCTAACTATCTCATGATACGCTGGGGATCAGCCGTACACGGATCAAGAGAACTGCAGGAATTCTACGTGGTGGCCACCAACGAGCGACTGAACAAGCATTTTTATGCTGTGAATCGCCATCCCAAACTGCAATGGCTCATGGCCACTTCAGTATCACCGGGCATGGGGGTACATCGCCATCAGTGGATCGCACCCAAGAAAAAAGAATCCGGATCCTCGGAAGTGAAAAAGACTCTGATGCAACTGTATCCCACGATGAAGATCTCGGACATCGAAACTCTGGCGGCTATAACTGACCCAAAAGAACTCAAGGAGCACTTAAAACACATGGGGCAGACATCGTGAACGTGGAGATCCTGCCCAACTTCCTGGAGATACCGCAATGGATACAGTCGGTGACATTGACTGAAAGATCCGGCCGCTGGAAGTTTGACGGGCTCACACAGGACGATCAAGGCATCAAGTTTTGGTATCTGGATCTCACAGATGAAGAATTTTTTACTAAAACCGTGTTCGAAAAGATTTGTAAAGACACAGGCATTGACTGGCGACTGCACCGCGTGTATGCCAATGGTCAAACTCATGGTCTGCCAGGAGATCTGCATCAGGATGCGATAGGCGAAGAACCTGGACGCTATTTCACTTTGCTGTACTACAGTCATGGCCGCTGGGAACCCCAGTGGGGTGGACATACCATGTTTTCAGATCCTGCGACAGAACAAGTGTTAAGTGTGTATCCCACACCCAATACCGCGGTGTTTTTTGATTCTACCATCTTGCATGCCGGCCTTGATCCTTCCAGGCATTGCCGCAACTTGCGTGTAACAGTGGCGTTCAAACTTGAAAAGCCATGACCCATCAGTGTCGTTACTGTGAGAAAACGTTCCAGAGAGAGAACAGTCTCGCTGTGCATGTGTGTGAGCCAAAACGCCGGTTCCAGGAACAGGACGAAACAGGAGTGCGACTGGGCCTGCAGGCCTATCTGAGATTCTATGAGATCACGCAAGGATCGGCCAAACTAAAGACCTTTGACGATTTCGCAAGATCGCCCTACTATCGTGCGTTCGTGAAATTTGGCAGATACTGCGTGGCCATACGTGCCGTGAACACAGCGAGATTCATAGACTGGGTGGTGAGGCAGAACAAAAAAATCGATCACTGGTGCCGAGACACAGTATACACAGAATACCTCACAGAATATGTGCGTACTGAAGATGTCAGCGATGCCGTGGCCCGTGCCATGGAAACTGCCATAGCCTGGTCGGAAGAAACAGGTTGCCCTGATAGAGATTATCTGCGATATGGCAACGACAACGTGATCTGCTATGCTGTCAGCACCGGTAGGATCACGGCCTGGTGCTTGTACAATTCGGATTCAGGGCAGGCATTCCTGGCTCGCATCAATGCAGATCAAGTGGCCATGATCTGGCCCTGGATAGACGCAGACTTCTGGCAGCGTAGATTCCATGACTATGCCGCAGACACAGAATACGTGCGTGAACTGTTGCGAAAGGCAGGTTGGTAACATGGATTTTCCTTTGATATATTGTAATGGTGACAGTTACAGTGCTGAAAATTATCATACAACCTTGCACGGTAAAACTTATGCACATGTAGTAGGAGGGTATTGTAAAGCATTTGTTATCAATCATGCGATAAGTGGAAGTTGTAATAGGCGTATTGTACGATCCTCGTTGCACGATTTAATTTTGCAAAGGCAACATAATCCTGATCAAAAAATAATTGCACTTATTGGTCTGAGTTTTGAACTGAGATCGGAATTGTGGGTGGATGAACTCAACATAAATGGTATTTCGGCAGAATCAAATTTCCTTACGCATCAGTTTTCATACCAGATTCCGTGGCGAGAAAATTTATTGGCAGGACGCGGTATAGACACTCAAAATACACATGGATTATCATCTATATTTCTCGACAAATTCAGCCAGGGACGAGCTTTTTTTTATAGTCCATATGCAGAAAGAATCAATTTGCTTGCAGACTTGGTTATGTTAAAATCAACCTTGGATCTTATGAAAGTAGATTTTTTGATCTTTCAAAGCCCAAAAGCTGAACAATTGCAATCAGAGTATCTGGTAGATTTTTTTAAGCAGCAATTAACAATGGATGATAGATTTTTTGACCTTGAACAGTTTGGATTTTGTGATTGGTGTCACGAAAGTGGATTCCAACCGTTGGATTTCTTAGATAGGCCTAGAATTGGACATTATGGACCTGATGCTCATCAAGCATTTGCTGAACAGATTCTAATACCTAGACTAGAAAAATTAAATATATTATGAAAGCAGACATTGACTTGGATTTCGCTGACAGAGAACATGTGCTGAAGTTGATCACACATGTTCCGGCCTGCCAACAGCAGGATGGTGTGATACGACGACACAACTCCGGTGTATATGTCACTGACATACCCAGGAATGCTTTGCTGGACTGTGCCGCACTTGACTACGAAACAGCCGAACAACGCGGATATTTCAAGATCGACTTCCTAAATATGTCGGTGTACAAACTGATACAGAGTCCTGAGCACTATCATCTCATGCTGGATCGAGAGCCGCCCTGGCAGAGATTGTGGCAGGACCCTCCCTGGGCCAGTCAGTTGGTGCATGTGGGCAATTACACTGGCCTACTGGCTACCATGCGTCCTGACAGCATTCCTAGGATGGCAGCGTTCATATCTATCATACGTCCGGGCAAGGCACATCTACAGAACCAGCCCTGGGATCAAGTGTTTGCGTCGGTATGGGATGGTGATGACAGCCGTGGTTATACGTTCAAGAAGAGCCATAGTGTGAGTTATGCGGCCCTGGTGGCCCTGCACATGAATCTAATCGACCTTGCGGACTAGGGTGATGGATTTACGCTTGCTTTTTCTGCGATTGATATCGTTGAGGCTGCACACAGGACCGTGTATGATTTCCAGATCTTTGTTGCTGAATGTGCGTAGGTAAGCACGGAAATCGTCCCATTCGCCGCGTAGGAATATGTTGATGGGTATGCTGCGATTGCTTTCCCACCACCAGGTATTGGCTAGATCGATGAATCTGCGTTTGAGTTCAGGATCATGTATGTTGCCAAAGTCGTAGATGGTGGTTATAACGTCATCTTGGTTCTGTATGATGCCCACATATTCTGTACCGGCGTGTAGACATAGGGTGATGAATGGGTACTTGGCAGTCAGCGTTTGGAAGATGTTTTCACCCATAAATATCGTTGGAGATTCCTAATGTATTCAACCACTGCCTATTTATATCAGCAGATACAGCAAGTTTTATTGATTGACGTCAGTGGAGCATATTTCAACGCGAGGTGGAACCCTGTGTACGCAAAAAGCCTAAAATTAAATCTGGGAGTGGACAATGTGATCCTGTTCCAGTTCCTGAATCAGGATCAGAAGCCCGTGAACATCACCGGGGCCACTTTCACGTTCCGCATCATCAGCCAGAACGGTGACAATCTGCTGTATGCCAAAGAACTAGTAAGTTTGAGCAACGCCCTAGGACGGGCCAAGGTCACTGTCACGCAGGCCGAGACCTGGCAACTGCAGGCACAGCCTGCGTCTTGGAGCCTGGAGATTTCGTCGGGTGTGCTGAACCAAGCCGTGCTTACGGATGATTATTCCGGAGCACGTGGTGATATAGATATAGTAGATTCGGTATTTCCTGCATTCGTGGCCAGCGAAGAACTTACCATACCCAGCCAGGCACCTGACAGTAGTATCTACTATACCAGCACCTTGACCACAGAAGGTTCGCGATTGACCACGTTCCAACTGGATCCTGTACAATTCACAGGTAGCCTGCGAGTGCAAGGTGCTAGTGATGCCACGGCACAGACCGTGGATTGGTATGACGTGGAATTCGAAGACCTGAAGACTGGTAATACCGTGGACAGCCTGCACTTCGTGGACAAAACCGAACGCCTGGGCATCAACGTGGAAGGATTCCATCCTTACATACGCCTGGAACTAGACATCAACAATGGCAACATAGATCTCATAACATATCGATGAAGTTCAAAAAAATAATTGGATTTGGCGATTCTTGGATGTATGGTGATGAGTTGCTGGATCCCGCACTCTCCGCTCAACACGCGGACGCACATCCATGTTGGGAACAAAATACCGCATACCGTGAAGCCAACTGCTTCCTAGGATTGTTGGGCCAACATTATGGTGTGCCTACGGAAAATTTTGGAATTCCCGGAGGCAGCCTTGAAAGCACTGAATGGACATATCTATGGTGGATCGATCGCGAGCCCAATCCTCAAGATTGTCTGGTTATTGTTTTTCTTACCGAGTCCAATCGTGCCAGTTTTTACAATCCTAATCATGTGCATTACAGCAATGATCCGCCGTGGAACAAATTCGTGCATAGCACCTGGGTGCATTTTGGATCCAGTGTGATTGGTCCGGAATTCACTGACATGATCAAACGATATCTGGTGCTAACCGAATGTAGCGACCTCTGGGATCTAAGATATCACCGCACTGTACTGTTTTTTGATGGACAACGTGCTAGGTCAAACATACCTATAATGATGTTTAACACTATGCCACCTGTACGTCAAATAACAAATGCATCCAGTCTAATCTGGCCAGACAGGGCATGGACTTTACACTTCCGAGACCATCCAGACAATGCCAACCGAAGTTTGGTCAAAAACGGAGGGCATCCCAATGAAATGGGCCACAGAATCATCCGTGACCTGTTGATTCCTGAGATAGATCGTGTTACAATGTCCTAGTGACTGACATACTTTTTTATCTTCCTGCCAAACGCAAGCAAACCGCATCGGGCTGGATATCAGTAAATGCTCCCTGCTGTGTACACAATGGAGAAAGTGCTGATCGCCGGCAGCGTGGCGGCATTAAGATCACCGATCAAGGTTGGTCGTGGCACTGTTTCAACTGCGGGTTTACTGCCAGTTTCATCCTGGGACGCAATCTTTCATTCAAGGCCCGCCGCTTGTTGACATGGCTCAACGTGCCGCAGGAAGAAATCGAACGTGCCAATCTCGAAAGCCTACGTCATCGCAGCGTACAAGGTATCTTGGATGATCGCCAAAGAACTGCCAATGTGGTGCAGGGTATAGAATTCGAAGATCGAGAACTACCCGAAGAGTTTGCACTGATTGACAGCAACATGCCAGTGCATTACCAGTATCTCAGAGACAGGTGCGTGCCTGAAGATTATCCCGTGGGCATGATACATGGTGGCCCTGATGATAAATTCAGCCGCAGACAAGGTGTGATCATACCATTCACTTATGATGGTCGTATCGTGGGACACACCCGTAGATTCTTCGACGATCACAACCCACGCTATGTGCATGACCTACAGCCAGGCTATGTGTTTGGCACAGATTTACAAAGACCTGACTGGCAGCATGTGATCGTGGTAGAAGGTGTGTTTGATGCACTGTCGATTGCGGGCTTGGCTGTGTTGCATGCCGACATCTCTGATGCGCAGGCGAGATTGATACGCAGCCTAGGACGCGAAGTCACTGTGGTTCCTGATCAAGACACAGCAGGTATGAAATTGGTAGACCGTGCTCTGGAATTAGGATGGGCAGTAAGCATGCCTGCATGGCCATCAGCAATCAAAGATGTCAACGATGCGGTAAAAGAATATGGAAGATTAGTGACCCTGATACATATCATGCAAGCCCGAGAAACCAGCCGGATCAAAATAGAACTAAGGAAGCGACAACTTGTTAAAGGACTATAGCGTAGACGTACAAAGGCTGTTTTTGGAGATGATGCTGCAGGATGCACAGAGTTATGTGCGGGTGCAGAATATCTACAATCCTGAGAACTTTGATCGCAGCCTGCGTGGTGCCGCAGAATTCATACGCGAGCACAGCAACGATCACAAAACCATGCCGGTGCTGGAACAGGTGATAGCAGCCACCAACACGAAATTATCGCATGTGCCGGATCTCACAGAAGATCATTTCGCCTGGTTCATGGAAGAGTTTGAAGCCTTTACACGCCGTCAAGAACTGGAACGTGCGATCTTAAAGTCAGCGGATCTCTTGGAAAAGGGCGAGTATGATCCTGTGGAGAAACTGATCAAGGATGCGGTGCAGATATCATTGACTAAAGACATGGGCACAGACTATTGGGAAGATCCGCGTGCCCGGATCAATCGCTATTTCAATTCCGGTGGCCAGGTAAGCACAGGATGGCCACAATTGGATCGACTGTTGTACGGTGGATTCAGTCGCGGCGAACTCAATATCTTTGCCGGGGGGTCTGGATCGGGCAAGAGCCTGGTTATGATGAACATCGCACTGAACTGGTTGCAGGCCGGGCTCAGCGGTGTGTATGTAACACTGGAACTCAGCGAAGAACTGTGTGCTCTGCGTACCGATGCCATGCTTACCAATGCATCAACCAAAGACATCCGCAAGGATATTGACACCACAGAACTCAAGGTCAAACTGGTGGGTAAAAAAGCCGGGCAGTATCGCATCAAAGGATTTCCAGCACAGAGCAACATCAACGACATCCGGGCATATCTCAAAGAAGCACAGATTCAAACAGGTATCCGTGTGGACTTTGTGATGATCGACTATCTGGATCTCTTGATGCCGGTATCGGCCAAGGTCAGCCCCAATGACTTGTTTGTGAAAGACAAGTATGTGAGCGAAGAACTGCGTAACTTGGCCAAGGAACTGGGTGTGCTCATGGTCACGGCGTCGCAGTTGAATAGATCAGCAGTGGAAGAAATTGAATTTGATCACAGCCACATATCAGGTGGTATCAGTAAAATCAACACCGCAGACAATGTGTTTGGCATATTCACCAGCAGAGCCATGCGTGAGCGTGGTCGTTATCAGATCCAGTGCATGAAGTCGCGTAGTAGTACGGGCGTGGGGCAGAAGATTGATCTGGAGTACAATATCGAAACCATGCGTATCACCGATGCTGGAGAAGAGCAGCCACAGGGTGCTTCGGGCTTTGCTAAATCCGCCATATACGAAAGCATCAAAGCTAAAAGTCGTGTGGCCGATGCTGATGCCGGTGAAGACACAGGCAAGGTAACAGCAGAAGTACAAAGCAACAAACTCAAGCAATTGCTGGGCCAGATCAAACAATCATGAAAAATTCCAAATATTGTCCTCGTATTTTTCATGGACTGACACTCATGTCCAAGCCAGATCAATCCATTGATTATTCTGTTTGTTGCTGGAGCAAGAAATCTATATCTTCATCTGATGGGATTATAGATTTTAACTATCCTCAACTGGTTGAATTAAGAAATCAAAATCAGCAAGGCGAGTTATTGTATTCTCATTGTTCGGATTGCATAGAACAAGAAAAAACAGGTAAAAAAAGCATGAGGTTGGGATATGTTGAAATGCAAGGCGTCGAGGAAGACTATACTTCCAGTCTGCATTATTTAGACATACAGATAGATATGACTTGTAATCTGGCCTGTGTTACCTGCGGACCAGAACAAAGTACCACTTGGAGAAAAGAGCTAAAGATCAAAAATCTCCGGGTTCGACCTCAAGTTGAAAAATTCCTAGAAGAAAAATTTTCGTCCATAAATCTTTCTTCGTTAAAAGAAGTAAGAATTTGGGGCGGCGAACCTTTTTTGACTCATACCCATAAAAAAATACTGGAGTTCATTGCAGAACGCACCAATCCATCAAACATCCGATTGATGTACAATACCAACGGAACCTGTAGGATCGATCAGGAAACCAAAGAACTCATTGAAAGATTCCAATTTGCCCGCATAAGTTTCAGCGTTGATGGCATCGGAGAACGGTTTGATTATTTACGATATCCTGCCAAATGGAATGAAGTGGAATCTAATCTTCTGTGGTGGAAAGAAAATCTACCTCACAATTCTATGTTATCAATGACCGTGACTGCTAGTTTATTAAACGTATTATATCTGGACGAAGTATTCGAATGGCATAAAAAGAATTTTTCAGAATCTAAGTTTTCAGACCCCATCGAGATTTACGTACATCATGCATTTGGTACATATGCGTTAGAGAATGCACCTACTGAGATGATCGAGCATCTGCGATCGATACAGGATTACTGCCAACCTTGGATACAATCCTTGGAAATAAAAACTAGAAAACACACTATTAAATCTATTGTGGACAAACTGCGAGAGATTGATACCCGACGCAGAGTCAGTTTAACATCTGCCTTACCACTATCTGCTAAATTTTTAGATTACTGAATGATTGATAGAAGTTCTGGCAGATAATCAGATATCTTGATTTTTTTGGCGATATCTTGTTTTGCTAATGTTTCTAAGAAATCTTCCGAAGACAGTTCCGACCCAGTTATCTCGGTAAACGGTTTAAAAAAAGCATGATTTTTTAGATGTTGTTTTATTTTGACTGGCATGTTGGGTAGTCCAGCCCATTGCGGTTTGTAAACCACATTGTGATTATATCTCATATTTTCTTTTTCAAACCACTGGACAGTCTCGTCGTAGTAAATAGCATTCACTGAACTGATGGTATAGGATATTGAAAAATTGTCAGTGACTGTTTTATATTGATCTAGATTTTTTAAAAGTGTATTCCATTTTCCCGGCCAACGCATGTATTCGAATCTCGATTGGATGCCATCGATACTAAAACAGATGTTGAGGTTGGGAAATGCTTTCAAGACATTTTTTTGCTGATCGTTCAATTCAATACTGCCATTGGTTATAAAAGAAATGAAACACTGATCGTTGTTATTTTCTAGCAATTTATTCAACAAATGGAAAGATCTAGGATCAAACATGGGTTCTCCACCCAGCAAATTAATCCGCTGGCTAGTTTTGAAATCAATTTCTAATTCAACAAAATTAGGATGATACGACGCTGTTGGAATAATACCCATTTTCTTTTCTATCTCGATCCATTTGGTGCTGAATGTTGAATCGCAGGTCACACAGGCCTGATTGCAGAGATTACTTAGGTAGATTTGGTACATCAAAATCTGATTTTGATTAGTGATGCAATCTTGTTCGATTGATTGGATATCTTTATCTAATTTCCAATCTAAAAATCTATTTTCTTGTATCCTCCGGCTGTCTTGTTGTTGATCTTCAAGAGTCCAACACTTCTGGCACGCAGGACTCCGTATGCCGGATAGAAGATCTGACTTTATTTCATTAAGATCATGACCTTTTGCCAATAAACAACATGGTTTTTTGTTTGTGCCATTGATTTCTTCTGAATACCAAGGTAATACACAGAATGTTTTTGATTGCATTTTTTATTTAAGACGACGGTACGTTGTGAAATTATAAATAACTCAAAGGTTCAGGCCCAAGATGCAAAAACGCACCCGCAGCATATTAGAAGAACTAGATGCGATATACGTGGAACGCCATGAAGATCGTGATCGCCGCTACATCATTGAAAGCCGGGCAAGCAACGTGATAGCAAGTGCTGTGCGATTGGTCGAGCAGATCGAAGCAGCATATCCTGCTGATCAAGCAGAGAATCTGGTGCGTAAACTGCTGAACGCTATACGCACCAAAGACGCGGCAAAATTCGCCCGCACAGTGAGACGAACTGATGCAGATACATGAAATAACACATCAACGCCTGGATGAAGTGGGTTTGATGACACGACTGGGTGCTGCCCTGGGTAACCAGCAGGCCAAAGTGGCCACTAACACAGCGGCCCTGAGCCAAGCTGCCCTGAAACAATGGAACAACCAGGTCCTGCAACTGCAACAGGTCAACAATGGCATGCCCATCAGTGAGCCCGAATACGAAGACAGGCTGCAAGAATTTGTGGAGAGGGTCATGCTGCAAGGGCGGAAATTCGATACCTTGGACCAGACCAGCCAGAGCAGACTGATGCCAGCTGTGGATGCTGTGGTCAAGGCCCGCATGGATCCCAAACTGTTGCCCTCGGCCTTTGAAAAGATGGTGGCAGCGGTCAACGTGGCCCGCCAAGATCCTACCAAGGCCACACAGAATCCACAGTACACGCCGCAACAAACCGCGGCCACAGTGAAACAGGTGTTAGCGGGGGCCAACGTGAACACACAGGCCGTGGCCACTGCCCTGCAGCAGGCCGCAGGCGGAACATTGACTGCTACCAAACAGGCCAATCCCATGGTCAACAGCCTGCTGAATGCCCTGGGCGTGGCAACAAAATGATCCTGGCCGAAGGCGGCAACATCTTCAAAGATGCCGACGGTGTGCCCGTCACACAGCGTATAGCTCAGACTGACATCAAGTCCACCTTGGTATGGTTGGAACACATGTTGCCCGGGCTGGATCTCCGCAACAACATGCTGGGGTCCACGGGTTTGAAACCCACGTCCGGCGATATCGACATCGCCGTGGATGCCAACACAGTGACCAAGGAACAACTGGTCAGGCGGCTCACGGACTGGGCAGTGGCCAACAAGTTTGATCCAAAAGACTGGGTGCGGAAATCGGGTGTGGCCGTGCATTTCAAAACGCCCATCGTGGGCATACCCGAGCGTGGCTATGTGCAGACCGACTTCATGTTTCTCAACAAGCCCGAGTTCTCCAAATTTATTCTGCGGCAAGATCCCAATAGTGAGTACAAGGGTGCCACCCGCAACGTGTTGCTAAACTCCTTGGCTAAGAGCATGGGCTACAAGCTCAATCAGAATGACGGTATCATGGACCGAACCACCAATGAACTGATCACGGATGACCCTGATCGGATCGCATC